TTGAGCACGTCATCCATGTTGACCATGCCCTCGACCACCGCAGTGCGCGGATGGATAGACTGCGCCAAAGAATCTAGGGTATTGCGCAGAATCTCTGACTTAATCTCCTGGATATCGTGCGTGATGTCGAATATTGACATCGCCTCCAATGGGCTAGTGTGCGGCTCTGGATCGCATGGAAAGTCAACAAACGGGATATAGGACGCTGGCAGGTTGCGTACTACCTTGTACCCAGAGCCAATGCAGCAAATCTTGCGCAACTCTGCAATGCCGTCGCCATCGTAGTCAATGCGCGAGTACGCCTCAATGTACAAGACGCGCATTTGCATCGGGTTGTTGCTGTCGTTCATGCCAAACGTAGTAGACAGCGGCTGACGCGCCAGGTACTCCTGGTTGCTCTCTAAATCAGTGGACGTGATGTTGTCACGCACCTCGTCCTCGTCATATCCCATCGCTACCAACTGCTCTACTGTGGCCATCATGCGGTGGGCAATGATCCCAGCCTCGTCAAAGGACCTAGCGCGCCGGTCAAGTAGCAGTTCCTCCGGCGGCACTGCCATAACCTTGATGCGTCCATCCTTCATCACGCGCTTGATCTGCACATCATGGATCATTGGCGGTGGCGGCATAGGCATCGGTTGTCCGGTAGCTGGGTCAATCTGTGGCGCCATGCCCTGCATCGCTTGCATAGCCTCGGGGTCTGGGTAGCTGACGACAATCTTGACCTCGGCATCTTCTTGCGCAAGTATCTGCAATGTCTGGTCATCTAAGCCAGAATATTCCTCAATGCGGACAGTTTCTGTCTCCTCCCACCAATACTTAGCAATACCGCACTTACGCACCAGGCTATCTTTGAAGATGGCGTAGGTAGTCATAAAACCGTTGTTGTCCGAGTTAAAGACAAAGTTCGCGTAGTCGGTTGCCTGCTTGGCAAATGCCACGTCCTCGGGACCCTCTGGCACAAACTCCACCACGTTCTCGCTGGAGAAGAACACCCGCATCAGGCTAGGCATCATGGCCGAGACAGTATCCCGTACCTCCATCGCCACCACCTGGGACCGGCCATCTTCCTCGTTCCCAAACTTATCGCCACGGTAATACTCAGTACCGCGCGCACGGATGGGAGATATGTCGGAGTCTATGTAGCTAACGGCGTCGGTCAGGTCCTGGCCAATGATTGCCTCTAGCTCGGTATCGTCCATCGGTTCCATCGCCGACACGTCGGTGGTTATCTCTAAGTCTTTCATACGGGTATCTTTCGTAAAACGACGTACATGGAGTCAACCGCACGCGGTGTGCGTAGCAACTCATCTTGCTCTAATTCTAGGCTTTCGCCGTACTTTGACAGCCTGTACTCTAGGTGTTTCATCTCAAACCTGAAATCTTTCCAATCTAAGTACCAGTGCCAGGCGCAGTAATAGACCCACGAATTCTCGTTAAACGCACGCACATGGGTCGGGTCCTGCCACGCGCCAAGGGATAACTCATACGGGACGTGGATGTGCATTTCTCCGCCAACATCAAGCAAATCCAGGCAGTTCCTCATGCACTTGACTAGGTCGGGTACGTGCTCCAGCACGTCTTGCGCGAGTATCTTGGTGAATATCCCAGGCTCTACGGTGATCTCACCAGCGTGAGTCTGTATCTTCTGACCCCACTCAATCGTGCAGATATCTCCATGCCAATCGGGGTTCTTGTTCTCGTTAATGTCCATATTGACGCAATCATCGCGCCAATCACGGCCCGAACCCAAGTTAAGAGTTAAACCACTGCTTGGCATATTCAGGTCTGTTTTTAAGCAACCAGGGTACAGCCTCATTTGTCAATTTCTCAGCGTTTGTGCCAACTGTCTGGCTGCCGACGTGATGCACATAACTGGTGGAGACGTAGTGCTCAAAGCCTTTGGCGGCTAGGTCTAGGCAGTTAACGTCATCCGAGTACCAGTTCAGCGGGGGAAAGTTGGCCTGTCTAAACGCATCGCCGTGTATCCACGCAAATATCGGGCTGATTACCTCTGCCGGCCTGATCTTGGATTCGTACTTGAACCGGCACATATCAATTGTCTCGCCATCAGGATTAAACCTAATGTTCTGCGCCTGGCGTGCCGCATCAGTCCTGGACGCAACCCAGCCGACGGGTAATTCCATATCAAGCAGTATGTCCACGTCCTCCATCAAGACCTTGTAGCTGGTAGGCGTCAAGACAATATCGTCGTTGGCCACCACCACGGAGTCAAAGTCCTCAAGCGCTCGGTTGATGATGGAGTTGTAGTCATTGCCAAAGTTCATAGGCTGCGCAAACACCTTCACGTCAGCATCAAAGTGCTCAATCACGGACTCAGGGCCGCGCAGGTAGACGGGTATCTCTGGACAGTATTGCTTAATGGACTCAAGCAAAACGCCCAAGCCCTTGCCGTGTACTGTGGATATGACAATGGGGCAGATCACTCCTCTACGCCGCCTTCCAGTTGTGTGTCCATCGGTTCTTCATTGTCTTTGCTGCCATCATTAGGGCCGCCAACAACCCACGCATCGCACGTCCGGCTGGCCGCGCACTTGAAGTCGAATATCTCGCAGTAACCCAGATCAGCCAAAGCAATAGTCCCCCACGGGTCTGCCTCCATGCCGATACCCTTGGCAATGCACTCTTTAACCGAGTCCTGCACATTGAACGCTGCGCAGTTACCGCAGCGGCTCTGCTTGGCGTCAGCAATCGTTACGCTCCAGGTATCGGCTTTCTTCTTCCAGTACTCGGTATTGGGCAGCGCTGGATTCTCAGGACCATACGCCGCAGTAGTAATCGCCTTGGCACGGTTCTTCAAGTTCAGCGTCACGTCCTGCGTAGGCAGCGGACACTTGGTGCTGGTCTTACTCATCATCTGATTCATTGCGCCCTGGTAGCGCGCAGGCACATCACGCATACTGGTGGCCATTACATCTTCCCCTTCATGGCTGCTTTAGGCTTAACCTTGGCCTCGGATAGAGCAATTGCAATCGCTTGCTTGGGATTCTTTACTACCTTGCCGCCTGGTCCAGAGTGCAACCCTCCGGTCTTAAATTCGTGCATCACCTTGCCAACTTTCTTCTGCGCCTTGGTCATCTTCATGGTTTCACTCCTAGAAATTAATTACACCAATTATGCTACGCGGGGTATATTCCTGCGCAGTGACTGCCCCCACTTATTGCTGGACGCAGAGCCAAAAGCACCAGTAATCGCGTCGCTGGCAAACGTCAAGCAAAACGCATCTGCCCTGTCAGGACTCGCTAACCCGCGCTTCCTGATCTCGTCCTTACCCTCAATCTGAATCTTCCCCGAGCTAGTAAACGAATACCGCACGGTGGCCAGTTCAGAGATCAACAAGTCATCCTTGGGCATGGTGCAGTCTCGCTGCTCCAGCCACGCCTTGGCCTTGTGCCACAGCTCAGCCTTCAAGTTCCTATAAGTCCCGCCCATCGCCGGAGACTCCGATACATTAATCCCCCGCGCAGGCAGGTTCAGCTCGCGCAGCCGGTCAACTACGCCAGCACCCAGGCCAATTGAATCCACCAGTATCTCGTGCGGACGCTGGCTCGGCATCAAAACCTCATACTCGGACACTATGGCGCCGGTCAGTTGCATCAAATCCAAGTTCTTCCAGGTCTTAATTGGCTCTGTCACCGCATTACCCTGGCGCTTGCACAGGGCGCTCCTATCAGAGCCGAACCTGGCCACGTCCAAGCCCCACACTAACCTGGCGCTCAAGCTAGGCGCCACATCCCGCTGTGTGGCCATCTCCAATAACTCCATAGGAATCACCGTATCGTCATCAGACCTAGGAAACTCTCCCAGCACGCGAATCCGGTACGCGTTGCTCTCCTCGCCATAGCGAGACTTCATCTCCTCGATGTAAGCCTCGGACACCCGCGGCGAGTCCGCACACGAAACCTTCATCGTGATCCAATCACCCGCCAAACGATTATGCGTATCAAAGAAGAATCCGCTGCTGCGTACCGGATTACCTAGTAACAAAGTTACAGCGCTGTGGCCCGACATACTCCCCGCTGCGGCCTCGAACACCTGCTCGGGGATACCGCTGGCCTCGTCTGCCACCAGCATGACGTGCTCACTGTGTACCCCCTGTAACGCTTCGGGCTGCTCGGCCCTTGATGTCCTGGCGCTTATAAACGCCTCGTTAGGGAATTCCTTAAACTCAATCCGGTCCTGCTTAACCTCCAGTTGGTTCTGTAACGTCTCGGGCAGCGCCTTCACCCACCGCTTCAGCTCCGCAAACAATGCGTCATAGAGCTGGCTGCTGGTGGGTGCCGTAAGCACAATCTTCACCGGAAACCGCAGGAACGCATACCAAATAATCGCCCAGGCGGCAGCTGTTGACTTCCCTACACCGTGACCACTTCGCACGCTAATCCTGCGCTCACCCTTGGCAATGTGCATCAGAAACTCCCGCTGCCACTCATCCGGTTCCGTGTTAAGCACCTCCTGCACAAACAGAACAGGGTTGCGGTAGTACTTCTTCGCCCACTCAATGAACGGGTTCTTTGACTGCTCGCCGTGTGCCTCTGTCATCTCGGTGACAGTGGACGCGATAGTTGGCACAGTTTTTATTTTTTTTAGGGCAGAGGGCTGTGTCGGGGACACGGGTAGGGGGGTAGGGGTCATGGTCTCGGTGTCTGTTTAGGTGCAGCAGTAGCCGCCCCCGCCGATTGCGCGAAGGGGGGGGTCGCGGCCTGCGGGGCCAGGCGGACGGGCCAGTACCCAGCGTACAGGGGTAGGTTATCCACAGGATAGTCACAGGCAGAACAACTTAACATAATGCCCGTCGTATAAAGTACAGAGGATTGAGACATGGTTATCCACATACCTGCGGCATGGTGTCAGCGTCCTGCACCACCTCGACATGGCGCAGCGCATCAAGGCGCAGGCCGCCAATGGAGATGTTGACCGCAGGCCCACGCTGCTGGGCGTAGACGCTAGGCTTCCAGCGCTCTGCGACCCATTGGCGCGTCTGTATGCGCACTCTAGCCAGGTTGCTCTCCTCCGGCGCCGCCTGGTCAGCGATCTCCAGCGTCTGGCAGGCGAGCACATCTGCTGCACGGGCGCGCGCGCGAGCAATTTTATGCTCGTTATCGGGCATATCGCACCATATTTCCAGCGCCCGCCGCCCT